AGCCAGTTCATTGTATTTAGACTTCTTGTTTCGTTTCAGTTTGTGCCGCTCGGGAATCGGATCGAGAACGTCCACCAGGGTAGGCGGGTTCTCCTTGTTGACCACATCGCGCTTCGGTCGAATCACCTTCGTCACCTCAAGCAGGTCGGCCAGTGGCAGCTTCATGTAGCCGCAATCGACATCGTTGATGCCGTACGAGATGACGAAGTTGTTCTTCGCGCTGTCGAAGAAAGCACCGCACGGGAACACGACCGCAGGCAATCCCGGCCACCAGTCCTGCTGATTCGTGCCGGTGAGAAGCGGTAACGTCGTCATGCGAACGATGCGGAACGGAGCCTTGGCTTCGAAGGCGTACGCACCCATGTAGTAGCGACGCTTGTTATTGATCCACGGCAGCGAGCTGTGGAAGAAGGTCCAGTAAAGGCCGTCGCAGAGAATCGGGTTTGTGCCGCCACGAACCTCGCCAAATTTCCAGAGCGGATTGAACTCCTCGGTAACGTACTCCGCTTCCTTCTCTAACCGCCCATTAAGGCGCACAACGACATGGGGATTGGCCGAATACACCATGTGCGGCGCGTTGTCGTGGACGAAGTAGAGCCAGTTCTTCTCATGGCCATCGTTGATCATGGCCTGCGCGTAGTTGTTGCCGTAGATCGGATCGAACCGGCCCACGTTCAGGAACTGCTTATCGAGCAGGAACATCGCCTGATGCGCGTAGCTCTTGAACGGAACGAACGTGCAGCAGCTCACGCCGTATTTGTCGCCGAACTTCACGACACGCGGATCTTCGAACTGCTCGTTCGGGTAGTTTGCCGTGAGCTGGAGGATCGACTTTTTTGTGGCTCGTAAATCTTTACTCAGCTCGAAGGCAACGATGTCGTTCTTCTCGGTGTAAACGTCCTCGTCCTTCTCGCGCTTGTTACGGCAGCGACGGGCGAAGAGCAGGATTCGACCGTCTGATTCTTGCATGATGGCTGGGTTGAAGTAGTACGTCCCGGTTTCAGCCGGAAGAACGATTTTGCCAACCTCCCAATCGGTCTGTTCGGTCAGCTTGGGTACATCATTTTTGGCGTAGCTCATTAGAAACTCGGCTGCGAATTTGAGTTCGTCGTACAGTGAAAGCCAATGATCGCGCTCCTCGCGGACCTCGGTGAGATGTTCCTCGTGCTCTTTGGTGCGAATCTCCAGCGTTTTGCGGAGTTCCTCGATCTGCATGAGAAGATCGGCATGACCATCGCCGCCATTGGCGAAGCGTTTAAGAGCCTTGAGGCTGATGTCTCGGATGATGTCTCTCATCATGGATACAAGTTTGTGTTCTCCTGCGTCGCTAATCTCGGAAGAATTCCATAGAAATTCATCCTGGGCATCGAATCGATCAGCATCTGGATGTCGATTGGACCCCAAACCTTTTGGTTCGTTTCGAGGAGCTTACAAGCCCCCTCGTAGTTTACAAGATATGCATGGGTACACATGCCTCGAACCAGTTTGTACAGGTTTGATGCGATGTAGCCATGATCTTCAATCGGATCGGCGCAGCAGCTTCCGAGATAGACGACATGCCAATCGCTCGGGACGAATTGCAGGTTGTCGTTGGCCAGCGACTTCCAGTTCTTATCAAGGAATTCAACGTCGTCCTCAACGATCAGGAAGGTGCGATGATCGGTTATCTTCGCCTCAACCATCCATTTGATGGCCGACCATGCGGCGAAGTGGCTGAGTCCGGCGACGATGGTTTTGACCTTCGCCTTCTCCTTCTCTCGCGTGTGGTAGTAGTCGGTCGAGATGCCGCAGTTGTGAGCGCGAAAGCCATAGATCGGAACCGCATCGATTCCGAACGACTTCATGTACCGGATGCATCGATTCTCCTTCTCGCTCTCAGGCTTTGAGATGATGAAGGTCGGGGTGTTCTCGAAATCGACTCTCATCGGTTAGGGAGGATGTAGATGACGCCGCGCCGAGCGCCTGTGCATCGGCTGGGGTGGTTGTAGTAGTAGCTGTAGCCGTACTTTTGGGTCAGCGTCTTCGCCCGATAAATCGCGTCCAGCTTCTCCTTGATGTAGCCAAAGCAGATGTCGTGGTTGTTGTAGCTGTCGAATCCAAGCTGTCCGGTCGGCTCCTTGAAGTCGTGAATGGCAATGACCGGATGCAGGTCGTACCGATTGATTGCCTCAAGCTCCTCAAGCAGCGGCAGGTAGTCGTTCCAGTGCGCGTCGAGGAAGAAGATCGTGTCGTGTCCAACACCGTGATGCGGGATGAACCAGTTCATGCAGGCATCGCTGCTGCCTTCGAACATCTCCACATGGAGCTTCTCACGCTTGAACCGCTCCTTCGCCTTCTCGACCTTATCATGGTCAAGCTCGCATGAGACTGTCTTCAGGAAGTTCTTGGCCAACCAGACTGTCGTGTCGGCTTCGTGCGTTCCGGTTTCGACCGCAGTTGTAAGCTCGAAGCGTTCTTTGAGGTAAAGAAACTCCTGCTCGATGAACGTGTCTCCGTTGAATGGTGAACCCATGATTTAGTCGGCTAGAGTCATTCCCTCCTGATCGGCAACACGCGGGAAAATGGTGAAGCAGTTGAGGTGCGGTCTGCTGTTGAAATACATCTGCAAGTCAATCGGTGCGTAAATCGCCTCGTTCGTTTCGATCAGCGTCTTCAGCGCCTTCTTTCGGACGATGTAACAGTGGGTGCAGAGCGGCATTCCCTCGAAGAGATTGGAATCGTACTCACGGCTGATCTTTCCGTGCGCGCAGCAGGAACCTGGATAGAGCAAATCCCAGTTCTCCGGCAGCTTGGCCAGCGCGCGTTCAACCGTCTCGCGCCAGTGCGGCCTGAAGAGGATGTCGTCCTCAAGCACCATCACCATGTCGGGCGTGTTCGGGTCGAACTCCAGAGCGTTCCAGAGCATCCAATGCGACATCGTGCATCCGACATGCTTATGACAGATCAGATAGCCAGAGCCGGGATTATCGACCTCGTACGGAATGCTCGCCTTCAGACCGGACTTCTTTCCGTTCAGGCCGTAGAAGATCCGATAATCCGAAATGCCAGCGGCACTCAGATTTTCTTTTAGACGCGGGATACGCGGCGAACCGCGCATCGTGATGACGACCGTTTCCACGGTTCGATTATTTGAGCTTCCGATAAACCGCGAAGCAGCTCTCGGCGAGGTCGTAACGAGCGACAAACTCGCAACGCTTCAGAACGAACTTGAGAGCGGTCTGAGTCGATTCCCAGTTTACATCATCCATGACGATGTATCCGCCAACCTTGAGCTTCGGAAGCCAGTTGACGACATCGCTCGTAGAAGGCCATTCGGCGTGGTTGGCGTCGATGTGAACCATATCCATGTCGGGCAGAGAGCGTGAAGCGTCCCAGCTCGACATGCGGCAGTATTGGATGTGCCGGACAACTTTGGCGCGAACCGTGTGTTCGACGAACGATTCGTAGTGCTTGTCCAGATCAAGCGTCGCCCACCATTCCTGATTCGCGGCGGATTCGTCGTCGATGCAATCCTCTTTCTTCCAAGAGTCGATGGCGTAGACGGTTCCGCTGCCGTTCAGCTTGCAGGCGTAGGCCAGAGCGAGCGTTGACTTGCCTTCGAAGACGCCGACTTCGGCAATCTTCTGCGGCTTGGTATCGAGGACGAGCTTCGCAATTTCGAAGCCTTTGCGTTGATCGCACCAGCCGCCCATCTTGGGGAACTGATCTGCGATGAATTGAGAAACGAGTTCTTCGTTCTGGCTCATAAATTTTAACCCTGACGCGCCAAGTTCGACTCAGCAGTTGCGTTCGCTCGTTGAATGTCCGCCGTCGTCTTCGCATTCCGGCGAGCCAAGTCGGCCATCGCCTTCGTGTTCTGACGCTGAATGTTGGCCATAGTCTCGGCGTTCTGGCGAGCGATTTTCGCCTGAACCTCCGCATTCATCACGGCGGTGCGAGGATCGACACCCTGCTGAATCGCCATCGCCTGCTGCTGCTGCGCCATCGCTTGAGCTTGCTCCTGAATGAGCTGACCAAGCTGCTCGATGGTCTGACTAAGCATCTGGAGCTGCTGCGCGTAAGCTTCAACCTGCGGACGGCGCGTCGGATCGGTGGACAGGCGCTGGAGATGATCCTGAACATGCTGACCGATGCCCTGAAGGAAGAGGACAATCTCCTGCGGATTGCCGCCCTGCTGGAGCGATGCAGCAGCTTCGTTCGCAGCCGCCAAATGCGTGTCGATGTGGACGATGTGGTTCTGCGTGTCCGTAACCACCGCCATATTGCCCTGGCGCAGCGAAGAGTGTTCGAGGACGGCCAGAGCGGTTTGATCCTGAATCTTCGAAGTCTGAATCTGACTCGGCAGATACCGATCAACCATTTGCTGGCCAACCTGAGCGGCGATGTAATCCTGCAAGAGGTTGACCTTGCCACCCTCGGGCAACGAACCGAGCAGACCGAGAAGCGAACCAAGAAGCTGTTGCTTGGCGAACTGAGAACCTTGGCCAACCGTACGAGTCGCCTCGACGTAATCGATGTCGAGCATTGCTTGAGGCGGAACACCGCGCTCACGGCAGCGGCGTTGGAACTCAATCGCGTCCTTATCCGAACGGGTAATCGGATTCAGATTCGGATTCGAAGCGCGGCGATACCGTTCCTCGAAGAAAGAATCGAGCTGGGTGTAATACCGGCTTAGCTGCGTCTTACCGATTGCTGACTGCTGCGCCACGATGGCTTGGACTTCGGTGGCAGTTCGGGGATTGCCCGACGGCTTGTTGAGCGTCTGGCGGTACTGAGACAGATTGCCTTGAAGAACATTTTCAAGGTCTTGATTGACCGCCATAGGAGCGTCCAGAACGCCAGCAATGTTCTGCTGAATGACTTCGTAGTCTGGCGGGAGTATCGCATACGGTCCTTGCTGAACGACGCTCGTCTTGCTGAGCGCATTGGGGTTGAGCGGACGGAACAGGATCTGGGTGCGAGCGAACGCGCTATCGACCATCGAGCAGCGCAGACGATTCTTCAGCTCCATCGCCTGAAGCATCTTGATGCCCAAGCCTTTGACACCGTGATGCTCGCCATCACCACGGTCGTAATACATCGGATGAATCACCTGCTCCCACTTCTTGAAGCGGCGGAGCTTGCGATACATGAAGTCCTGGCTGTCACGCTCATCGATGATGGCGTGGCTGATCTGACCATCGAACTCCTTGTAGAAAACGTGGCACATCAGCACCACCTCGGAACGAGCCGAGAAGGTGATGTCGTTCGAACGAAGCTGGCGCTGGAAGAACTCCCAATCGTACTGAACACCGGAGCGATACGGCTCGGGCATCGCCGCGCGGATACGCTCGCGGACGTAATCGACGTTCCAGCCAGCAGCGCGAGCAGCCTCCTCGTCCTGAATCTTCTCGAACAGGTCATCGACACCCATCCGAGTACGAACGCAGGCTACCTTCCAGTCGCTGACATTCGACTTCGTGCCATCGGGAACCAGAAGATCCGTCGCCATGATGGCCTTACAGCGCCAGTTGGTGCTGTCTTCGAAGATCAGCGGACCATCGCCAATAAGAACCATCTCGCGCTGCGAGAGCTGGACAAGGTAATCGAAGTCCTTGTCGAGCTTCTGGAGCCGGTCGAACTCCTCGGTGATGATCTTCGACCATTCCTCCCGCTTATCCATGTCGTTGCCGTAAGCGGTGCGGACATTCGCGTAGGTCGGAACCTCGGCGAACACATCGTAGAAGGCAGACATGGCCAACGTGAGGAACGCTTCCGACTCGCGGAAGTTCACATTGGTTCGGAATGCCTGATTGTTACGGCGCAGTTCGGACGGGTTGTACGGAGGATTTCCATCGACCAAGCCGCGCAGCTTTGCCCGAGTGTTGTTGCGAAGCTCGTCGGCCATGATGAGCTTCTGGAAGATTTCACGCGCCGATGCCGCGTCGGCTATGCGCGTCTCTGGCGCTTTACCGTCTTCGTTGAGGGTTTCAAGCGGCAGTTGGGCTATTGATCCGTACATGGTCGTTTTTTCCAGCAGTGGGCCGGAAGGTTTTTGTTCTCTGTAGCGTCTGTAAATTTATGGAGCGTTTCAATGGGAAACCACACCATGCTCCTGATAAAGCAACCGCAAAATTCGCAGCTTTGCAGAGATTCGTCCAGAGGAGTGCTGCCGTGTTGAGAAAAAGTTTTTACCGCTTCCTTCAGCACACGGGCATTGCATCCGGTGCATCCGAGCGGTTTACGGTTGTACATGCAGGTCGAGCATATCGTCGCCCTTCTAGTCGCTTCAGCCTGATCGACCTTGCCCCCGCCAACGGTCAGCCCATGAAGCAAACTCATGCTGAATCTGACCACATCGCCAATCTGTAACGACTTTCGGCCTTCCGGCTTACGAATCTCAACCTCGTTGTACATGCAGTCAGCACCGTTATGACACGCATACTCGGTGATTAATGTGTCGAGATTGGGCGGGATAGATATCGCGTTGGCCGTGTAATGGTTGCGAACGAACTCATGGAGCTGCGGCCATGATCCGCCCATGATTTCGATGCCAGTCTCGGGGACGCGATAATGCCATCCGCCAGGGATGACCATGTGTTCGTTCAGAACTTTGTAGCCTGTCTTTGCGCTCATAGATCGCTGTAGTAAATGGAGTCAGCGTCTCGAACGAGCTTTTCCCAAACTTTATCCATCTTGGTTGCTCGCGGTTCGAGGACGGCGGTTTTGCGGACTAGATCAAGCAAGACTACAGCAGCGTCGGCCAAGTCAGGCGATTTTCCGGTTCGCTGCTTCATCACGGTCTTCGATTCGACCGATATCTTCCGCTTGGAATCATCGAACATGCGCGAGCAGAACTCCTGCAATGTCTCGATGTCCATGCCCCCAACACGCTCCTCGACGACCCATTTCCGCATCGAGAACCAGAGTTCCGTCACCTTACGGTCGTACGCCTCATTGCATGGCCGACTATCCTCGTCGCTGACCGGAATGGTTGACGGGGAGCCGCCGAATTCGACGCGATGAACAACGCCCCATTCGCGGGTCAGAATGTCGGCCAACCCGCCGCCCTCACCGCTTGAATCGAGGGCGAACTTGTCGGGCGGAACATTCCTGTTTCTGCACTCCTCTTTGACCCGATTGGCAATCTGGTAATGAACCGGCTCGGTCAGCGCAGCATTCGGCGAGATTTGAACGACATCGCCAAAGAGTATGCTCAGCTTGTCGTTTGCGGTGCCAACCTTGGCAAAGCGGAGGATACACCTGTCACCGCCGAAACCAGGATCGAGAGCTGCCACCTGCTCGACATTGGTTGTGAACGTCAACTTTCTTGTAGGTGTGTGCGTCTCGATCAGTGATTCGGACAGCACCGTCTTGACCATTCCGTCCGGCGCCCAGAATCCGCGCGTGTACTTCCAGAACGTAGGGCTTTGTTCGCCCTCATGTCGCATAGCGGATAAAACCTGATCATGCGTTATAAGGTATGGATACTTCGTTCGCCCTTCGCTGATGTTCGGCGACTTCATGCCGTCGAACCGTCGGCACATGCCGCGCTCGGTCAGCCAATGCTGATCCTCAATCGTTACACTTCGCCAACCCTTTGCCGGCGTGCAGAATCGACCGTGCGGATCGTACTTCGAAGCGGGGTTTCCGATGACCAGCATCTTGAACTCGCGGCAACCCTTGGAAAGGTTCGTGCAAGCCTCGAAAGCCGCTTCGGGCGTATCCGTCGCTTCGTCGATGATGACCATCACCCGCTCGGCGTGGATACCTTGGATGTTGGCCACAGCCTTCGCCGTGTTTCCTTCCGCGACAGCGATGGCCGATATCGAGTGTCGGTCGTCACCTTTAATGGCCTGAAGCGCCATCTTGGAATCGACCATGTTGCCGGGGAATCCGCGCGACTTACGGACCAGATCCTGAAGATTGGCCCACATACGCTTGCGGATCATCTTCGCGGTCGTCGATGTCAGGACGACGGTGGACTTGGAGGGATTGGCCAACCACCAGACGGTAGCGAAAAGAGTCGCTCCGAATGTCTTGCCGGATGCACCACATCCAGCCCATCCGACATAATCGTGTTCGCAGAGACTTTCGACCTGAGCTTCCAGCCACGGATTCCAGCTCAGCTTGGGCCAGAGCATCTTGGTGGCGTTCTGGAAATGCTCAAAAGTGCCTAAACCACCCTCGTTTGGTTGAAGTCGATTTCGGAATGCATAAAGTTCCAGTTCTAGGTCTGGAATCTTGACGGGTGAACGTATCCCGTACTTATGCTGAATCAGTGGATGCTCGGACGCTTGCTCTGCCATAGTTTGGCCTTGCAATAGTTCACTCTGGACTTGACCGTCTGGCAAAGGAAAAATATGCCGTCGCAACTTGTTTCTTCATCCGGCTGTTGCCAGCCTTGCGACTCCGAGCCGGTTGTCGTGAATATCCCCGGCCCTCAAGGTCCGGCTGGAACCAACGGCACCAATGGAACGGACGGAATTGACTCGTTTACCTACACGACCGCTCCGTTTTTCGTCCCTGCTCTCGGTTCGAGTGTCCTCGTTTTCGTTGATAATACCGAATTTCTACCGGAATCGGTTGCTGGCCAGTTCTTCGTCTCGATTCAGGGTCTTGGCTACATGCAGGTGCTGTCGGTTGATGGACTGCAACTGACGCTTCAAAACCCTGCTGCGGGTGTTCTTGGAATCGCCAACGCTGTTCCGACTACGCTGATTCCGACTGGTTCGCTCATTACCCTGGCCGGTGCGATTGGGGCGACTGGTGCTGCTGGTGCATCGGGTGGCGCTCCGGTTGGCGCGTCCTACATTTGCCGCACCGCTGATGCCACGCTGACGAATGAGACTGCTCTTGATTCGCTGTCGGCTGGATATCTCAAGACTCAAGGGTCGAGCGGTTTTGGTGCGGTTTCAACGGTTGCCACGATTCCGATTGCTGATGTCACCGGCACGGTTCCGATTGCCAAGGGTGGCACGAACCTGACGACCGCTCCGCTGAATAAGATTCCGGTGGGCGATGGTTCGACCTATCTCCAGAAGGAGATTGTCGGAACGCTTCCGATTGTCGTTACGAACAGCGCAGGAAACATCACACTGTCGGCTCCGTCGATTGTTCCGTTCAGCTATGTCACGTTTACGCGGAGGGCTACCGGATCAAATCGCATTGCGTCTGGAACCACCAAGAATCCGTTTAGCCTTGGAGACTTTCCCTCTGGATCTTGGACAAACCTAGATCCGTCTTCAGGCTTTGTCGCTGCTACAGGTCGATTTGCAGTTCCATACACTGGATACTACAAAATTGAAGGCTTGTTCAATTTGCTGGCGGACGGCAACACCGCTCAGGTTGTCGTTTTCTTGAGGAAAAATGGGTCTAACATTTTTCAGAGCCTATCGTTTAATGTTAGCGCAAACTCTTCCCAAGCGTTACCGCCTGTTTCGTTTTCTTACATCGATCAAGCTGCGTCGGCTAGCGATTACTACGATATCTTGATCCAGACAACCGGACACGATCTTGACGTCCAAACCGGCTCCTCATTCTCTGTTCAGCGGATTCAGGCTTAAAAACCATGAGCGAACGCGCGCCACGGAGGTACACGGACGGAACTGTCACCTTTGAGGGTGGCATTGACGCTGGCGTGATGCCGTCTGAGGTGGACAAGAATCAGGTTGCGTTCGCGGTCAACGCCAACTTCCGGCAGGGGTTTGTCTCATGCCGACCCGGTTTCGTTCAGAAGGATTACGACTTGTGCGTCACCATCACGGCTGACAACGATCAGGTTACCGCTGATCAGACGAACGTCACCGCTGATGGATGGTCAGAAGACTGTTACGGACCTCAGTCGCTTACCGGCACATTCCAGTGCGCGCTGCCCTACATTGCCGACGATGGACGCACGTTCATCCTGATGCTGATCAGCGGCGAAGTTTGGTTCTACGACGTTGCTCAGAACAAGGCACAGAACCTGAGCGTTTCCGATGACCTGAAGAATCCGTCGAATCTACTCGATGGCTGGATGGTTCAGGCTGAGAACTTCGTCGTCATTCAGGACGGGTTCAGCAGGCCACTGATCTTCAACGGGACGAATCTGCGTCGTGCTGCGGATGATGAAATCAAGTGCGGCAAGGTCATGGCCTACGTCAATGGCCGCATCTGGTACGCGCTGCCGAACGGATTCTCTTTCCGTGCGACTGACATCGTTTATGGGGATGGAACGCGAGCCAGTGTTCTCAAAGAAACCGAGAACACCTTCCTTAATGAAGGCGGAGACTTTGCGGTTCCGTCGGATTCAGGCGGCATCACGGCGATGGCTGTCCCCGGCGATCCTGACACCTCGCTCGGCCAAGGTCCGCTCTTAGTCTTTACTCCTCGATACGTCTTCTCGGTTCAAGCGCCTGTTGATCGTGATGTTTGGAAGAACCTGAACTATCCCATTCAGGCCATCAGCTTGCTGACTAGCGGCGCACTCGGCGCTCGTTCCGCCATCACCATCAATGGCGATGTGTTCTACCGCGCTGTCGATGGTGTTCGCTCGTTTATCATCGCTCGACGCTCGTTCACCGATTGGGGCAATACCCCGATCAGCAGCGAGATGCTCAACGTCATTGAGAACGATCAGACGAATCTCCTGTGGGCCAGTTCTGCGGTCGTGTTCGACAATCGGTTACTGATGACCTGTCAGCCTCGGTACGATGCCGAGGGTGTCATTCACAAGGCGCTGGCCGTACTCGACATGGACCTCATCACCTCGATGAGGAAAAAGTTTCCGCCTGCTTGGTCTGGAATCTGGACCGGACTTGATGCGCTTCAGGTTGTTAAGACCGAGAATGCTTACGGCGATCAGTGCTTCTGTATCGCTCGCGGATCGGACGGAACGATTCAAATCTGGGAGATTACCAAGGGCGACAAGTTCGACAACAACGTCGCTGAGGGTAAGAAGGAAATCGAATGGCTGGTTCAAACCAGAGCCTACAACTTCGAGGTTCCGTTTGGCCTGAAGCGTTTGGATTCCGGTGACTTGTTCATCGACTCCCTTGAGGGCGATGTCTCGTTCAATGTTACTTACCGGCCTGATCAGTATCCTGGCTGGATTGACTGGGTAGATTTTGCCGAGTGCGCTACGACGACGCAGTGCTTCGATCTTTGCCCGATTACGAACTTCAAGCCGCAGTATCGTCCGAAGATGCGTTTTCCGACGCCTTCGGATCTGCCGTGCAACGAGACTATCAGCACACCGGCTCGCAACCTTTACGAGGTTCAGGTGATGCTCAGCATCATCGGGTATTGCCGGATCAAGAGCTTGCGAGTTCACGCTTACGATGTTCAGGAACCGAGTGTTGGTGAATGCCGGACGGTGTATCCGGCCTGCACACCGCTTGATGTCTGTGATATCAACCCGCTGACCTACACCTCGGAAGCCGTTAACCCTTAAAACAGCATGCCAAACCTTACGCTCATCACGCTGACGCCCCCGAGTTTGCCCATCGGGTATTGCCCGACCAACTACCAGCAGTTGGCCAACGATGTCATCAGCGGCACTCAGGCGAACTTCAACAGCTCGATTGGGAACTCGTTCTTCAACTTTGGACCGACGACTCCGACGCTAAACAATCAGGTTTATCCGTGGTTGGACGAGAACGGCAACTGGTGGATTTACAAAGACGGCTACTGGCTGAGGCAGCATCCGATTGCCGCTGGATCTGCTGAGCGACGCATCTACGTCGGAACCACCACCGATCTTCAGACTTACGACGGTGGAAATACCAACGCTCCTAGCAACTGGTCAGGACCGATGTGGCAAGTTGACACTTTGTTCGAAGCTCGATTCCCGGTTGGCGCTGGCACGTTCGCTTCGAGCGGAGTTGTTAGCGTCAACGGAACGACCACCTCGACCGCTGTTGCTGGCGAGGACAAGCACACGCTTGTTACCTCCGAGATGCCGTCGCACACGCATCAGATTCTCGACCAGTACATCAACCTTACTCAGCGCGGATCGGCTGATACGAGTGTGTTCAGCGCGACGAACCGATCGGAAGGCGTGGCCAACCTGCTGCCGACCACTTCGTCCGGCGGTGATGCGGCGCATAATAATCTCCCGCCGTTCTACGGTGTTTACTTCATCAAGCGAACCGCCCGAGTCTACTACACCAAATGAAGCTGATCGTCCAAGATATCAGGTCAACGATTGCTCGGGCTATCGGCGTTTGCGTCGATGACGCGCGCGTTTACGACTACATCAATCAGGCTTGCCGCCGACTGCTTCACAAGGGTCTGTGGGCCGGTGCGTACGGACGTTTCACGATCCACACGGTCGGTGGCTGCATCACTTGGCCGCGTCAGATCGAGACGATTGAGGCTGTCGCCGATTGCTGCGGAGTCGGAACCGTTCGCAATCAATGGTTCGAGTTTCAGGAAACCGGATACGGACTTCTCAATGGAAACCAAGTGTGTGTCGGCAAACAGCTTATTGACCGTGGCACTGTGGTTTCTTACCGCGACATGTCTGGCGGTACTAACAGCTATCTTCGAGTCTACCCTGGCGACGCTTCGGATGTCGGCAAAACCATCACCTTGCAGGGCGTCGATCAGAACGGGCAGTGGATTCGAACCCAAAGCGGTGGAGTCTGGATCGACGGCGAGAAGCTGACGCTCGCTTTGCCGTACGTTCAGTCTACCAAGAAATTCACCGAACTGACCGGAGTCATTCGTGAGGCGACGAACACGGTCAGTCGTTTGTACGAGTACAATGCGACGACTGCTCTGGAGACGGATCTGGCAGTTTACGACCCCGATGAAACTTTGCCGCAGTATCGTCGCAGCTATCTTGCTGACCGTTGCAACAACGAGGAGGACAAGCCTGTAACGGTGATGGCGAAGATGCGCCACATCAACGCGACGAGCGTGAATGACTACCTCATTCCTCCGTGTCCTGATGCCATCAAGCTGATGGTCATGGCGATTCGGAAGGAAGAGAACGATTTGATTCAGGAAGCAGTGGCCTACGAAGCCAAAGCTGTTCAAGCTGTGCAGGAGCAGACGATGCAGTATTTGGGCGACGCTGTTCACACGATCCGAATGGTCGGAGTCGGGTTGAATGGCGGTGGGTTTTCGCAATGGTTCTAAACCTCAATATCGACTTTGCGCTGGCTGATGCGACTCCTCAAAAGTTGGAGTTGCTTCAGGCTGTTTTTGACGCGCATGACATGGCGGCTCGGAACAACCAGAACTCTAGCTCCGGCGCTGCTGTAAACGCTTTCTTTGGAAGCGCGCAGCTTACGAATGGAATCGCCTCGGCAATCCTGACTTTGGGCGATGCACACGGCCCGATTGGGCCTGCTCGATTCGTTTACGAACGATTCGACGGACGAGCGTTGAAGTCGGCAATCGAGGCTGGGATGAAGATTCCTGGTTTCGGAAACTCATTCTTCAAGGATCAAATCGATCCGGCTTGGAGCCGTGTTAGCGAGCTGATCAAGTCCAACTTTCCGAACGCGAACGCTCGCATTGAGCAGCTTCATGGGTGGATGAAAGAAGCTGGCAAAAACGTCCATCCAAATGCCGCGCTCTACACTGCGGTCGTTTGCAGTGAGCTGGGTGTAATCCCCGGCGCTGAGTCGGCCATCTTCATCCTCGCGCGCACTGCCGCGTGGACTTCTTTGTGCATAAAAAATGAAAGGTAAGCTCTTCCAGATTTGCGGTCTGCCTCGATTCGGATCGGCATTCATGTCGGTCCTTTTCTCGTTGGAAGCGGACTGCCTTGGCCTACATGAGCAGGGCGCGACTGATCCGAATTGGAAGCAGTCGATTGAAGAATACCGGACTCGTTACAAGTACGTCGCTGACTGCTCGACTTACGGATATCTGCCAAAGGCTGTCGTTGAGGACTCGATCAAGGTGTACGTCAAAAAGAACCCTGAGTCGTCAGCCAAAGAATGCACCGAGCGATTCGGATACGAAGTTCACCTTCCTTCGGTTCAGGCGCTTCGTGAGTACGCGGATGCGTGGGCGTCACTCCACGGTGTGATGACAATCGAGGAGAACGAGCTTTTTAAGGTGGATACTTTGCGGCGTGTGTGGGTTCATTGCTTCCAGAACGAACGAGCTTTTCCCGAGGAAAAGGCTGCACGACTGGTTACCATGAACATCCAACGTCACGAACCTGAAAAGGTGTTCTCGATTGAGAACGGCAACCGTCTTGTGAAGGAGGTATTTTAATTTATGGGAGCTATTCTAGGTGGTGCGGCAATCATCGGTGGAACGAGTCTGCTTGGCGGTCTTCTTAGCAAGGGAAGCAAGCCGAAGATTCCAGAGCTGAAGCCGATTGATTTCGCTCAAGAGCAGAGGCAAGCGATTCAGCAGAACATCGCATCGCTCGAACCTGCCACCGAACTCGCTCAAAAGACAACCGCTGCCGAACAGTCTCAGCTTGAGGCTCAGCTTCGTCGTGCGATTCCTGGTTATGACCAGATTGTTCAGCAGGCCAGCAAGAACATTGGCTCTGCGCTAAAAGGTGAGTTGCCGACCGATGTTGCCGCTCAGGTTCAACGCTCGACCGCTGGACGCGCTCTTGCCGGTGGATTCGGTGGAGCATCTGGATTTGGTCGAGCTTTGACCGCGCGCGACTTGGGACTGACTTCGTTGCAGCTTCAGAATCAAGGTCTGGCTCAAGCTCAGAACTTCATCCAGCAGCAGCGAGCGTACGGCATGACTCAGCCGTTCTCGGTGAGCAGCATGTTCATCACGCCTGCTCAGCGCGTTGGAGTGATGCAGCAGCAGCAGCAAGCGATGTACAATCGCAACCTGCAAGCCGCTCAGGTGGCTGCGATGCCCGATCCTACGATGGCCGCTATTGGAAGCGCGATTTCGCAGGCTGGCGGATTCGCTGGTGGCGCGTACACCCAGCGTGGGTTGATGCAGCAGATGCCGTCATCGTATCAACCCGGTTCGTACAATCCTCAGAATGATCCTGAGATTTACGCTTTGCCTCCCACCAACATTGGCGGACCTACGGACTACTCTAACTGGGCGTAATTTATGGCCGACGAAACCCTTCAAGCATTTCAGCTAGGCGCAAGCCTCTACGACCGCGCGCAGACGCAAAAGCGGATGATGGAGCAGTTCCAGCAACAGACGGCTGAGTCTTTGCTTCAGCGTCAAGGAATGGAGCTTCAGAACAAGATTCGGGCCTTTGAGCTGGGTCGTGCCATGAAGAATCAGGAGGACGAGCTTGCTGACGCCGATAACATGGCGTTCAACGTGCAAGCTGTTGATGAATTCTTCGTCAATCCGAACGCTCCGTTTCCCACTTTCAAGCCTGTCAAATCTGCCAAGAACATTGGCATTTTGAATCAGTATCGTCAGCAGCTTGATGACTTTTCGACTCGCCGCCGATTGATGAATGGCGTCAACGAGACAAAACAAATCATCGGAAACCAGCTTTCTGACGCTATCAGTTTCGCCAATAAAAACGGACTGTACGATGTTGTTTGGCAGAACAACAACGGGTTGAACGAGTACGGGCAGATTGATCCGGTAAAGGCGAAAGCGATTATCGACGTTGTTTCGCCTCGTATGTCCGAGAAGGCCGCTCAACAAGCTGGCCTTGAAACGGCGGCAAAAATCTCGGCTGCTTCAAGTAGCGGACCGGAGGCTATCGACTTGATGGTTGCTGCCGGTAAAATGACGGCTCAAGAGGGTGAAATAGCTAAGGCTGCTGCTGCCAGCAAGCAAGCTTCCAAGTCTCCGCTGACCGCCGCATTGGCCGACTGGCAACGAGCTTCTGAAGACCAAAAAGATGCCAAGTTCCAGATTCTGAAAGCTGCCGCAGCTAAGAGTGGTCAGGATATCATTGTCGGCCCTTCTGGAGAATTTGAGTTCAAGAAGGCGCTTCCGCAGCAAGTCCAGACCCAGTTGTTCAATGGAATCAAGTCGGCCAATACGGCTCTTGATTTGATCGACAGCGTTAATCCAAAAGATATCGATGAAGCGTTCAGCATTCCTGGGGCTTTGCGACAAGCTGGACAGGCAATTGGAGGAGCTAAAGTTGGACTTGGGTTGAATCCGTCGCAGACAAAATTGAACCGCACTCTTGGTGCTTTGACGCCACTGGTTGCTAGAGGTCTTCTTTCAGAAACTGGACGACTCACCGACGCTGATGCTCGAAGGGCTAAAGAGCTGATCAATCAGAGCTTTTTGACTTCCAGCCCAGATCAGGTGAAACAGGCGCTTTCAGAGATTCGTTCGCTTTTCCTAGACGCAAAAGATCGAATGAAATCTCCGCTTGGAATCATCGGAGAACAGGAGGTTTTGAAAATTGAAGGCCAGCCAAAACCTTCCGCGCCTCAAAAGCCAAAGCGCGTCAGGCAAGGTGGAAAAATCTATCAGTTAGACGAATCGACCGACACTTACGTTGAGGTTGCTCAATAATTATGCCATTCGATCCGAATCAACCTTTTGAGGTGCTTGACGAGGCTTCTGCAAAGCCAGTCCAAGCTGTTGAAACTGTTGCGGCTGTTGGTTCATCCGCTCAACTTGCTAAAGCTGTAAATCAATCGGCAACCATTGGCGAGATGCGCCGCCGTGAAGAGCAGGGCCTTGTTTCCGCACTAACACCCGAACAGGTTAAACAGGCCACCATGAGCGATGCTGCTCGCATGGGTCAGGCGATGCAGGAGGAAGAGGCTCGACTTGCTGCGGCGGGTGCTCCGTCGATGTTTGACGAAACGGTTCCAGAAGGTGCAGCATCAATAGCCCTTGGTTTTGCTGCTCCAGAAATGGCTGCTGCTAGATTCCCGGCTCTTGCTCGCGCAGCAATGGCTGGAAAACTGCTCCAAAGAACTGGCGGTCAAGCTGCTCTTGGTGGAATTAGCGGTGCAGGTGCTTCAATCCCAAAAGCCGCAGAACTTGCAACTGAAGGCAAGCCAGCGGAAGCGGTTGGCGAAGTTGCTAAACAAACCGCAATCGGAGGTGTGCTTGGCCCTGTTATTGGAGAGCCGCTTCGGGTTGGCATGGCAGGATTAAAGGCTTTTGGCGGTAAACTTGGGTTGATCAACGAGACTGTTGCGAATCTTTTTCGACCCGTTGATTTGACTCCAGATCAACTCAAAACATTGAGGTCTGTTCAGACCATTGAAAGCGCAAGTGGCCAACAGGTTCCAATCTCGCTTGCTGAGGCGATAAATTCTAAATCGATTTCTAGGAAAATGGCGCTTGAGGGTGCAGAGCCTGACCCTGAAGCGATGACGCAGATTTACGAACTTGCGTTGCATCGAGCTGCTAACACGCCGAGAGGAAACCGTACCCCCCAAGAAATCAGCAGGCAGGTTTTTGATGTTCTTGATCCGCAGCGTCAGGGGCTTGGCAAGCAAGCGGAAATGGCTGTGAACGACTTTGCGTCAAGAGCTGCAAACTCTGTAAACAACGCTGAACAACGTGTGCTTCAGGTTGGAAAGTCATTTTTTGCGCCTGGAAGAAGCGTTGCTTCAATTGGAAACGATCTTAAAGACCTCGCTGAAAACTCTCTTGAGTCGGCCAGAACATCTTGGAATGCAGCGTACACCAAGGCAAAATCGCTTCCAGAATACTCTCAAACTGCCGTTGATCTTCAGCCGCTGATTGATTACGCCAACTCAGCAGGATTAAATCTCGCAAAAACCACCGGAGGAAACATTTCGGTAATTGCTGCTCCTGCTGGCCAACGTGCGGCACTTGCAGCGGCTGAGGATCTTGTCAGCACCGCAACGCTTGAAGAAGCCAGAAATCTTGCCTCCAACCTTTCTCGACAGATTCGGCAATCCGGCGTTTTGCCGGGGGTTGATGTCAGGACAAAAGCTCAGCTTGCTGAGATTGCTGCCAATCAGATCAATCAGGCTGTCTCTCAAACGCCAGCTCTCCAGCAAGCGCTTGGAGCTGCAAATCAAAACTACGCTCAAAACATCACACGTTTTAGGGGAAACCTTAGCGAGGGTATCCTAAAGGAGATTGGAGAAGGCGGAGGGCTGTCTGGCGAGGCGATTATCTCGCGTCTAACAGGATCAAATGCCGAGACTAATCTTGGTATGTTGACGGATCTTCTTGGTTCATCAAACGCACAAAAAGGGTTGGACCTTGTTAAAGAGGCGATTGTAAGCACCGCGTCTCAAGCTGGAAGAAAAGGCGCTGGAATCAATGTCGGAGAAATGTTCAGCAAGATTAACGGGTTGCCGGAGCCGGTTAGAAACAAGCTGTTTCCAAACTATGCAAACCTGAGAAGCGCGTTCATTTCTGAATCGCGTTTGGGTGATATCAGAAATGCAGTTAAATCTCCAGAAGCGTATCTTTCTTCTGTTAATGCTGATCCTAGATTTGTTGAGCAGATGCTTGGCACGACCGATAAAAACGCTCTTCAGCAGCTTGCTAAACGGGCTGTTCAGGAAGATGCGTCGGTAAAGGCGGAGCTTTCAAAACTCGGTTTGGACAAACTTGTAGAGAGGAATTCGTTCGATATTTCAAAGTTTGTTTCAGATCCAAACAATCAACCAAAGATCGCAAATCTTGTTTCACGACTTTCCTCCAGAAAGCCCGATGTGCTGCGCGATGTTCAATCGCTCTTCATTGATGATCTGTTGAGTCAGTCGAAAACGGGAGATATCATCGATGGTCAAAAGCTGTTGAATTTGGTTTCTGCCGGTGTACCTGCTGGCCCTGGAACCGCAGGAAGAGTGGCCAGCCCATTCTTTGAAACTGCCAACACGCTGCTTGGAACCAACGGGCGGCAGGAGCTTGAAAAAGTTGCTCGGGCAATAGCAGAAACCCCTGTTCCAGCCAAAACTGCGTCCGATGTAAATCGTGGTCTGATCAATTACATTTTTGTCGGATATCAAGGTGGAAACATTGCTCAAGGAACTCTTCCGGCTGCGCTTTCATTTTTGTCCCGTGTGGTTACCAGCGCGCCAGCGGTAAGGTACAAGTTTGCGTCAAAATTTTTGACCAACCCAGAGCTTCGAAAAATTGCGATGACTCCGATCAAAGACATCGACGCCGGAAGGTTTGTCACCTTTTCAAATCCTCAGACACTCGATCTGTTTCGAGACGTTACGTCTCAAACTGTTAAATCCATCAGGCAAGAGTTTGGGAAAAACTCCGAAGAGTACAGACAGGCGCTTGAGGTTGAAAACGAACTGCCATGAAAACCTCCCTCTCCAAAAAAGGTAACACCTACAAGGGGCGTAAGGTGACGCTCAACAAGCCGTTCTACACTCCTGGAGAGCGGAAGAAGAGCGCGGTGTACGTCAAGAATCCGGCTGGCAAGGTTGTCATCGTTCGGTTCGGCGATCCGAACATGGAAATCAAACGCGACAATCCTGAGCGTCGTAAGAATTTCCGCGCGCGGCATAACTGCGCTACGGCAACCGATAAAACGACTCCTCGGCACTGGAGTTGCAAAGCATGGTAAATTTCGTCGGTAAAACCTAACTCTACATTTTATGGACAAGATGCGACTTGGCGGTGGCGGACGTTACGAAAAGCTCGTTGGTCAGCTTGAGAAGAAGGGTGTGCGCGATCCGAAGGCTCTCGCCGCCTCAATTGGTTTCAAAAAATACGGCAAGAAAAAGTTTTTGTCTCTCGCTGCGAAAGGCCGTCGCCGCGCCATGCGTGAATCTAAAGCTAACGCTTAGGATATCGTCCTTTGGAGTACGGCTTTTTCGCCGACTCCTTATCAACGACGAACTTCTCAGGCTCGGCGTAGTTCCACGAGATATCGCCGTTCGACCCACGCTGGATCATAATCGATCCGGTGACTTTTCCGTCTTTGTCTGTCATGCCGGAACGGTCAGCCCGTTTCGCCATGCCGAGCATGAAGCGGCGCGGATTGTTGAATCCCACCTCCTTCATCACGATGACCTCGCGCGCCCAGTTCGTCAGATCCGACGATCCGAATCCTGAGTAGGCCATATCCGCCACGCTCTCAGGCTTGTCGTCCTTACCCTTCGGCTTCGGGAAGTGATGAACAAGTACCAGGACAACGCCTGTCTCCATCATAATCGGCTGGAGCAGGTGTCGGGTGAAGTTCGCGCAGACCTCGATGTCCGATGGATTACCGCCCATGTAGGAAAGCAGCGGATCGATGTAGACAAGATCGGCCTTAGTCTTCCGAACGAGTCGGCGCAGCATCGTGGCGAAGTCAGCACCCGTTCGAACCGTTTCGCGGAAGAAGAGCATGTTCGCGTTCCGCAATCCTCGCTCCCAGTTCTCCTTGCCAAACGTCATCTGAGCCGCCCCTTTGAGCGCGTCATGCTGGTCTGCGATGTCATTTTCCGCCTGAATGTAAACCACTTTTAGCGAACGGACGGGCCGGACGCCAAACCAAGCTTCACCCGACGCCCATTTCAGACCCTGATACGCCGCCATCGAGCTTTTGCCGCAACCACTCTGGCCTACGAAGAGAAGCGATGAACCGCGTCGAATCCATCTGTCGCCGATCAGATTGTCAGGATCGTTCTTAGGATCGTACTCGATGATGCTATCGAGCGTGAATTCCATCGGCAGATCTAAAGCATCCAGATCGTCCTTGAACGCTTCCCAGTTCACCGCACCGACATTGACCGCAATGAGCTTCTGTTCAGCGCCATTACGCATCACGCCGGGAAGGCGGCTGAACCTGCTCGCGTTCTTGTTCTTCGGATCGATTCCAATGCTCTCCAGATGCCGGTAAACGATGTCACGGCGCTCTGCCCATTCTTCCTTGTTCGCCGCATCCACACGCACCCAGCCGTGCAAACTCTTGCCGCCTGAATCGATGACGACCGACAGCGGCAGCTTCGATTCCTTCAATGCTGTCCACTGTTCGTCCTTCGACTTCTCATCCATCTCGATGAGGACATGGCGATAGGCGGAGACACCAGAGTCTGAGCCGCTCTCGTCGAGACATGGGTTGATGCGAACGTAAGCGCCGTGACTATCAGGACCGTTCCACATGGAACTAATTGGCGGCGTGAAGTGATTCTGAATCCATTCCTCGCGCTTGAGGAACGTACCCTTGGAAGCTGGCCTACTCCTACCTTCCTCGTCACTTACGATGTCGTTGCAGATGCAGACAACTTCGTCCGGTTCAAAGCAGGCTTTTAAGAAATCTATGGTTGAAAATCGGAAGTCAGATTGCGGAATTGCTTGGATCTTTCGCACCACGAACTTGCCGGTTGGAGACACCGGAGTACCTCCCTGACCGATGCCGGAATGCGATTCGAGAAGCCAACCACGCGGCTTGTCGTGAGAAACGATCTGCGCCTGATTCAGCTTGTGGGCCAGTTCATTCGGTTTCCACGGAGGATTGCACTTCGTGTTGTATTCAGAGAGAAGCGTCTCAGCTTCCGTTCTGGTCAGCTCAAATCCGTGAACGAGAGCGGTGGCAACAGCGAATGTTGCCCCGTGTCCGTTCTGACCTGCGATGGCTCCTGGCGTGGCTTTGACCCATGCTCTTGCACGGTCGAATTTCGATTGGTTCATGCTTAGATTCCAAGGTGTTTACGCGCTATGTCGCCGCTTTTGCCGATGTCTGTCGTGGCAATCTGGCGAATGACCGACTTGTGTTCCTCTAACTTCTTGAAAAGGAGAGCCAGCTCTTTGGGTGTTATCAGGTACTTGCTCCAGTGCTGGATCTTGATGGAGCGATTCTGAAACTTCCCAAAGAGCTGCTCTTGTGCGGCAATGTAATGGTCAGGGCTTATCACCGGATGCTGGTGTGAACTTGGCTTTGAATTCAGCTTTCGTTCGAACGTACACCTTCGATTTGCCCTCGCGTGTGTAGACCACGCCTGCCCACTTCGTCTCTCCGATCCGTATCTCTACGTCGTCGGAGATGACCTCAACCGATACCGACGGATTTCCTGAGTTTTTGTATTTCATCGTCTGTAAGCGTCTGGACCTGACCGGCGTCGTTTGAGTGCCATGGCGCATCAAGTGACTTGAGCTTCTTTGGCCTACTCATCCAACCCCGCAGGATAGCATACTCGACGAGTTGCGGAGCTTCCTTCAAGAGCTGTTCTCTGGAGATTTCAGTCGTTGTCATGGACGTATCGTTTGGCTGCTCCACGGAGTTTCGAACGGCGCATTCCGAGTTCACCGCTGTCGGATTCGGACGCGAATCCACGGCGAACCAGCCATTCCTTGTACTTACGGTCGATGTAGGCGAAGTCGATCTTTGGCGTCGATTCGTCAGCATCAGCGACTCGGACGATTCTGTGTGAGCTGTTGAGGTTCATAGGTCTTCAGTATGCTTTTGTATGCTTGTTGTGTTTCTTTGCAGTTGATGCACAGGTCGAGGAACTCTCCACCAACCGTGCATCCGCATCCAAGAGATTTTGCCAATTCCTTGGAAATCCATTTGTACTCAGCCAACTCCTCGCGGAGGTCGGCTTCGGTTTGCGCGTTCATTACTTTAGAACGAAGAGCATGAAGTACGCGCTTGTGATGACAACTCCAGCGGCGAAAGCGGCAATGAGGAGCTGCTTGATTTCCTCCGGTGACGGAGGGCGATGCATTTTGTGAATCATCGTCCACCTCCGATGGCGTAATGGAGGATCAGAAGGGCGTCGCAATTTCGAAGTGTAACGTCGAGGTGAGGATACAACTCCTGCGCCTTGGCCTTGAGCTTGCGTTTCCATTCGGAATAATCCTTACACGATGATTTCCCGCCTAAGCCTAGAGGAGCCTGCCACACTTTGGGAGCAACTCTGTGAAGAGCGTATCCGTAAGCATAGGCAGCAGCTTCAACACGACCGAGGTTTCTGTGAAGCACGGCCATCGACGAGCTTTTCGTCATGGGAGACACAAAGTTCGGAAGCTCCTCAATCCACAACTCTGAGTTGGCCACCTTGAGCTGATTGATCAGCGCGCAGATGTCCGGCAACGATTCCGGCATCTTGAACAGGACGATTCCGTCCGGTGTGTTGACTGCGAATCCGCCGCCGACACCAGGGTCAACGGCAACGATAGGTTTGTTTGTTTTACTCATGATTCAATAACAGAGGAGAGTTACATTTTCCGCCGCGATACGCACGGCGCTCTTGGTTTCACCGCCCTCGCTCCACTTCTCTACTTTCACACGACCCTTAACTCGCACCAGCGCGCCGCTCTCAATCGACAGGATCTTCTCAGCAACCTGTCCCCAGGATGACACTTCAAACTCGTCGTACTCCTCGCGGAAACGGCCATCGGCGTCTGTCCAGTGGCGAGCGATTGAGATGACGCGACGGACCATCAATGCTCCGGTCTTCGTCTCCGTCTTGCGGCTGATCGTTCGAAATTCTCCGATCAAAAGTACCGTGTTCTCAGTGGGTGTTGGCGATGATTCGTTTGTCATTGGATGAAGACGCAACCTAGTTCTCGGTAGCATTTCATTCGCTTTTTCGCGTGAAACGCTCCGATGGGGTGGAACTTGTCAGAGAAGTCCACGATTGTCGCACAGTTTTTGGTTTCTGTTTTTCGCAATGCTCGACTCGCCCTCTGAATCGTCTTCTGCGACGACCGACCGCCGCTCACCATGATGAGCAGTTCGACATTCGGAAGATCGAGTCCTTCGTCGGCCAGGCTTGTCGCAATCATGGTTCGAAGGTTGCCAACCTTGAATTCTTCCATGTAGGCGCGCCGATCCTTCTTCCCAATCTTGGAATGGACGAGCCGAGAATTCGGAATCCAGCTCTCGTACTCCTCGCCCAGCGTGATGCGCGGGATGAGGATCAGAGTCTGCATATCGAGGTGTTCCAGCGCGTAATTCATGGCGTACCGATTGCGCTCGCGGTTCTGGCAGATGCCGATGTCTACGAGCGATTCCCAGGCGCACATGCGTTTCAATTCTTCGTCAGTTATCCGCATGTACCGACGCCGCGCATTGAAGAGTCGGTCGATGTTGTCATCGATCTTTTGCTGGATGTTGAGGTCGGTGGCATCGCTGACTTCGAGGTAAGCGTCGGCCAATGAATCACCGATGTCGCTGCGCTTGATTTCGTATGTGCGATAATTGAAGAGCATCTTCGTCACCGCATTTCGATCTTCATCATCGCACCAAGGCGTAGCATCGAAGCCATAACGCGAGCCGTCACAGGACTCGATAATGCGACGCCATCCGGCAGCGGGACTGTGCTTGGCTTCGTCAACGATCAGCATGTCCTTCTTGCTGAAGTCCACCGACTCATGTGGACAACGAATGTCTACAATCTCGTCAGGCACACCGGCTACACGAAGCGAGGTGCGCGCTTGCTGGCATGTTTCTCGGGTTGGAGCGAGCCAGCCGAATCGCAAGACAGCACCGTTCTTGTGGAAGTGTTTGATGATGCTCGCGGCAATCCATGTCTTGCCACTGCCTGCTGGTGATATGATCAGGCCATCTCTAGTTTTGGCCCACTCGACTGCTTTCTGTTGGTATTCTCTCAGATTCATAGTTTTGGAAATTTGGCCCTCCGACTGCCGCTTCATGACAGCCGGAGGGGTTTGTCCGTACCACACGGTACGAATCGCTACTGGGCGGTAGCGGCGCAGGGAGTCAACGGTTGCGTCGTATGTTGAGTTTCCATGTACTTCCTTAGCGCCTCCCGAGCGACAAATTGGATCTTGAGTCCGTTGCGGTTGCAGAACTCCTTGAGGTCTTCATGGAGCTGCGTATCGATGGTGACGACTCGCGTCATCTTTTCTTTTCTCATGGGTATTCCGTAAGTCTCTTGATGTATCGGTTTCTCTCAGCCGGTTTGGCGTCGATCATGTACTGCAAAGCACCACAGGCGTTTAGGCTTGCGGTGTGTTCCCAGTCCTCCTTCTTGTCGTACAATTCATGCCATCGCTCGTTGGAAACGACGACGATTTGTTTGGTTCGCTTGTGGCGGAAGACGAATGCGGCAGGTCCGATTGGAACGTTCATCGTCAGAACTCAATGAGATGGTACAACCGCTTGCGAAGTTGCGCGATCTTGGCCTTCTTATCTTCCAATCCATGATAGACGGCTATTTTGTATGGAGTGCCGCCTTCGACCTTAAAAAAGTCGCAGTACCTTTCAAGGTAAGCGATACGCTCTTCAATGCGGCGTATTCTCCAGTTGCGATACCATTTGAATGGATTCATGGATTCACTTCCTTCTGTTCAGATAGCTCAAGATAATCTCGCTCAAGACGCTTGATCTGACGTTTGGCCAAAGCAAGTTCATCCTCCAATTTGCCAACCTCACGGGCAATGCTTCGAAGCTCTATGCCGTCAAACCATCCGGTTTGGCTGGCCACAACTTGATGTATTCTCATTTCTAATGTCATCGTCCCTCCAACCATTTCTTGAGGTCGTTCAGTTCGTCCATTTTCGCTTCTAGCTTCTTGATCCGCTCACGGGCTTTGATCAGCGCGGCGCGATAGTTGTCTGATCTAGTGCCAAGCGTGTAGATGCGCTCGCCGTCCTCGATGAGCCTGACCTTGTAGGCTTCGACGTCCAATTCCAGCTCAAGTACACGACTGTTCGCACCTCTGAGTTGCCGCTCTAGCTGACGGGCGAATCCGATTTTGACGTATAGATTTGGACCGAAATTAAGAATATGCTGTCGATCTGTGCGCGGGGTTTTGCTTCCGACCTTTTTGTTGGCGTTAACAAGATGGTTCATGGCTTGGCCTCCTTGGATTTGAGTGCTGCTCTTGCTTGGATTACTTCAGGCATGATTTCAGCATCCAAGTATCCAGCGTCTCCGCTGTTAGCCAGATCTACTATCCAGCCAACTGTTTCTTTCAACGCATCCTCAAGGATCTTGATACGTTCTTGTTGATTACGGATCTTGGTGGCCTGTGTGTCGGCCATCCATCGCGTCTTGAAAGCCTCGACAACCTTCGCTGCCGCTTCATCCGGTTTGAACTTGTCGCTGACAGTTACACGGCCATCAGGATGAATCGTCATCACAGGCTCCGTGTTGAACTTCTCAAGCGTCAGTGAAGTGGTGTTT